AATGGTTTCATCTACAGCTCAAACACTATGCTGACACAGCAACCAAAGTGGCTTGGGAACCGCCCATAGTATTTGCGCAGAGTCATAAGTAAACGCATGCCCACGGAAAAACAAACAGATCAAACAATCAACAAGCGTGCGCCTTATTCAAAGAAGGCCCCCACTCGCGGTGGCGCAAGGCCTGGAGGTGGACGTCCCAAAGGATCAACCACCAAGGTCACGCTGGACGACCTTATGAAGAACATTGAACTGGCCGCTGGTCAGACCTACGGCCAACTCTTGGCACACAACTATGTGGGTGCCATATCAAGATCAGACTGGAACGGTGTACGTGACTACGACAAAGCGTTCATGAACAAGCTGATTGCTGAAAAGGTCGAAATAGACGTGAACTCCACTGAAGACGTTGTGGCCACCAAACAAGCTGCCTTCACAGCTGCCTTGGCCAAACTAAACGAAATTGCGTCAAACACTAAATAATCATATGCCAAAGAAGAATGTCAAACTCAGTGTCAAGCGTGGTGAGAAACTGCCTGTGAGCCGAGGTGCAGGTTTGACAGCCAAAGGTCGTGCCAAGTACAATCGTGAGACAGGCTCAAACCTTAAGGCGCCTACCGCAACAGGCCCACGCCATGACAGTTTCTGTGCTAGAAGCAAGAGCTGGACAGGTGAACGTGGTCGGGCGGCTCGAGCAAGATGGAAGTGTTGACATGAAAGAGAAACCTGGATTATATGCCAATATCCGTGCCAAACGTGAGCGTATCGCGTCAGGCTCTCGAGAACGCATGAGGCGGGCTGGATCCAAAGGTGCACCCACTGCTGAAGCCTTTCGCCAGAGTGCTCTCACAGTAAAGAAACCAGGATCAAAAGGAAAAACAAAATGATGAAAAGTCTACCCCAGCGTGGCGCAAGAACAGCTGCCAATGCAAAGAAAAAAACCAAAGCCGCGGCTGGTGCCAAGCCAGACTTCATGGATGTAAATAAAAATGGCAATCGCAAAGAAAGCATGAAAGCTGCCTTGGCCTCTAAATCAAAAGGAAAAACAAAATGATGAGACCCAACTCTAAAACACAAATGGATCAAGGTCTAGGCTTTGATGGCGCTGGTCAAGAATCAACAGGCTCAGTGCGTGGTGGTGTGCATGTGAACAAGTGGTCAGGCCACATGAACGATGGCAGACTGGTCAACAAAGGTCGTGGTCCCACAGTGGGCAACAATGGCATGTGCGACACGCCAAAGAACCTTGGTGCCAGCGTGACCAAAGACGCAGACCGTAGACCACCAACAGCAGCCACACCTGCTGTGCCCCGGCAAGGTAGTGTGCGTGACAACATCAACCGTGGAGCACAAGTGCGTGGCTCTGGTATGACAGCGGTAAAGAAACCTTCAAACCCTGACAGCATTCGCGTTGGTCAGAGTGGTGGCACCAGTTATGGCGCAGTCACAAAAGGTAGCCGTCCAGTGGCAGCAGGTTCAACTGGTGGCATCAATTATGGCCCCAAGAGCCAATACTAAGGACTGACCATGAGCGTACCATTCTCCCCAGTCGGTCCTTCAATCATTGCCCCATACACAGATGATTCAACGGACACCAGCATTACCATTGAGCCAGGCTCAGCAGGCTTGCCCAATGTGTTGTATTGTGTGAATGTGGACACTGCCAATGTGGTTGTGGTCAATACCAGTTTTGACGCATTAGACACCAATGCCACCATACCCACATCTGGTGCCAATGGTATCGGCGTTGTGATTGGTCCCTCCAGCACAGCAATGATTCGCGTGCCTGGTGTGGCATACATTCAAGGCAACCTTTATGTGTCAGTGGCAGGTGATTCAGCCACAGGCAATGTGTTTATTACCCCCGGAGTGTTATAATGAGACTATCAACAACAAACATGCAGGCCAAGCCTATCAACCAAAAGCGTGGACCTACCACAGGCAATGAAAACCCTGGAAGCAAACGTGCAGACTTCATGAGCGAGAAGTCAAAGACAGGTTCAGACAAGTCAGCTCTGGCAGACATGGTCACAGACGCTGTGGCACGCAGAGGCGAACTCATGCGTAGTGTACGTGATCCAGCAGTGGAACCATTGAAAGCCAAAGTCAATGTTGGTCGTGGCCCCACAAAAGGCAACGCCGCCAAGCAACAAAAGTCAGCTGCTGCTCGCAAGGGCGCACTAGGCGCAACTTCAGGTTACTAAATAACCCCGCACACTAGAACAGGATGGTCCTGTTCTAGTATTGATTTGTTTTGATAAAGGATACGACATGAACAAACCCAAACCCACCTCAGCAGAAAACATCTGGGATGATGTGCCAGTCACAGCCACTCCCATTGAACCAGAAGCCCGACCCGCCCGACCACGGAAGCCAGCAGAGCCTGTGGTAGTTGACCGTGAGTTCGACACTGAAGGTCTCATGACAGACTTTCCCACTGCCAAAGACCTAGAACGCTTTGTGTATGATGAAACTGGCATTGTGCTGAATCTAAAAGGTCGTGCCAACAAGCTCAAATACCAGATTGCCATGGACACTCTAAATGGTGTGCCAGTGGATCAACGCTACATTGGCAAAGACAATCCTTACCTGGACAAGACTGACATGGTGCCGGAAGAGCCCATGAAGACCTTGCCACCTCGCGACGCTTCAATCCCTGACCGACACGATCTACAGAATGAATTCTTCACTGCGTTTGTGCCACACTCGGACTCAGAGTATCATGCCCAGGGTCGCAAGATGCACTGCACGTTCAAGAAGTACAAGAACGGCATGATCACCTATGAAGTGATTGGACCCATTGAGCCCAGACCATACGGTGAAAAGATAGACAAGTGGGGCAAGGTTCGTCCCGAGATCATCAAGTGGGTTGATCCGCGCACAGGCGAACAGATTGTGCAACGCCCAGATGGCTCATTCACTCCCATTGGTCGCAGACTCAAGGCCATGATGCAGACCATGCGTTACAACGATTCAAATCAATGGGTGCGTTATATCGACAGAGACTTCATTAGCCTGGACCACAAGGCAGCTATCAATCCCTGGGACCTGGACACATAATGGCCGATACAACTCCCAACCTAAGAGACGGCATGATACACAACGCTCGGGAATCACGAGCAGTGGATGAAACCCGGATCATGCAAAAGGTCAATGCTGTGAATCGTGAAGCGTTTACCCAACGCTTTCCCAATCAGATTGAACATCACATGCGACTCATAAGTGAACGCCTGCAGGCCTGTCTAACCAAGCCCCCAACCTTTGTGATGGATCAGCCCGTCACATGGCCAGCCACAGCAGACGAGATCTTTGCTCTAAGTCACGCACTGAAAAATCTTAATGAAGTGCGTAGAGACTGGCGCTTACCAGAGCCTGAATAATGCTTGATCCTGTGATCCTGATGCGTAGAGCCCTGCGCTGGGTCTTGGACTCTAATTCAATTCCACATCAAGCCTGGCCCACGCTCACAGCAGATGTTCAAGCACACCTACAGGACCTGGTGATTGCTGTTGCTGACGACATGCGCTACAACGGTCTCAAATACTTTAGACCGTTTGAACACCAAAAGGCATTCTTTACAACCACTACAGACCGTAGAGGCATCCTGGCAGCCAACCGTATTGGTAAGACTGTGAGCACCTGTTATGAAACTGCTTATCACCTTACAGGACAATATCCTGACTGGTGGGCGGGACACAGGTTTGACAAGCCCATCACAGTAATGGTTGCTGGTGAAGGCTGGAGTCAGGTTGCCTTGGTGCTGCAACAAGAGCTACTGGGCACACCAGATGTCAAACTGCGTGATCAGTTGGGCACAGGAGCCATACCTAGAGACTGCATCATAGTTGATACCATGCGAGGTGATGGAGCCAATGCAATTGGTGTAGAGATACGCCATGTGTCAGGAAGCAAGAGTTACCTGTTGTTTGCCAACTACACACAAGAGGTGCGACAACTACAGGGTTTCAAACTGAACCTTGCGGTGTTTGACGAGCAACCTCCCGATGACTTCTTTTCAGAAATAGTCACACGTACCGCCACCACACAGGGCATGGTCATGTGCAGTTTCACACCACTCAAGGGTCTCAACGGCCTGGTATCAAAGTTCTGGAATAGAGAAGAAGGCTACGACTATGTCAGAGTAGCCTGGGATGACGTGCCTGAATACGATCCCTGGGGTGAACCATTCTTGTTGCAGAGCACAAGAGATCAACTGGAGCGTGACTACCTGCCACATGAGCGTGAAGCACGTATGCAAGGCAAGCCCATACAGGGCAAAGGTGCTGTGTTTCAGATCCGTGAATGGCCCACCTACAAGCCGTCAGAGATTGACTTCCGCAGCTTGCCCAACATACACAGGATCATTGCACTTGACCTTGGCCTTGTGAATGACAAAACAGTTATCAGTTTAATGTACTGGGATCCTTATGAACGAACAGCATACCTACACAAACAGATCTTGGTGCAAGGCATTGAAGAAGCTGTGCCCACACAGTATATCAATCATCTACTTCGTCCTGAAGTGTTTGGCACTCCTATTGTGCTACCTGCTGATGCTAGTACTGCTGGCAGATACACCATGAGCGCCACCAGCATAAGAGAACTGTTTGAATCATATGAACTCAATGTGTATGGCAAGGCCATTATGAATCCACCTGATAGCGAAGGCAGAGTCACAAACCACAAAAGCTATGGCATCAACCAGATGCGTCAGATGCTGGAAGTGGGCAGCCTCATGGTCAACGAGAACTGTGTGGACTTCCTGCGTGAAGCACAGAACTACTATGTGGACAGCCAGGGCAGGTTTAGTGACCCAGATGACTGTATTGATAGTGCAAGATATGCTATACTGGGATGTCTCAACGGTATTGCTGAACCCTGGGACAACCGTACACCACAGCAACGTATGGCAGCACAAAGAGATAGATATGTGCGTAGAGATGAATCTACCAAGCCTGCGTGGAAAAGATCATATTCACCGGACACATAATGACCTATCAACTACATCAACAAGACTGCTTGACCTGGATGGCCACACAACCAGATGCCTCCATAGACATCATTGTGTCAAGCCCGCCCTACAACATTGGCCTAAACTACAACACCTATGGCGACAAGATGACTGCCCAGCAGTATCTTGACTGGCAGAGTCAAGTATGGACCGAAGCCTGTAGAATACTTCGACCCACAGGACACTTGTTCCTAAACATATCTCCCACAAGACGAGATCCATTGCTGCCTTATCGTGTGGCTGACTCTGTGCCCTGGACCATACAAAACTCCATGGTATGGTCCAAATGTATTGAGATAGATGGCCATGTAAGAGGCCACGGAGTAGTCACTGCCAGCAAGAAGTATTTGCCAAACGGACACGAAATGATGTTTCACTTTACTGCTAAAGGTCAAACTGAAATAGACATAGCCGCATCCAGTGTGCCATATCAGCCAGCCTGGGCAGCAGACAATGAACGCCGCACAGGCAGGAACTGGAGACCCACTGTGAACAACTGGCACATCCCTTATGAAACCTGTGGATCGTTTGGCGGCAATCGAACTCAAGAACTCAAAGGTGATAAAAAGCATCCTGCCATATTCCCCCGAGAACTTGTGCGGCATTGTTTGCGTATGGCAGGGGCCAACGCAACACACCAGGTGTATGATCCCTTTGCTGGAACAGGCACCACATTATGGGTAGCAGAGAAAGAGTTTGGTTGTGAAGCCATTGGCACCGAAATAGATCCAGACTACGCAGATTTTATACACAAGAGAATGATATGACAACAAAACTACCCACCTGGTCAGTATACAAATTCTTACCACTAGAAGAACGCGAACGCATACACTTGCAGTGGTGTCGGCAACACCGCAAGGATCCCAACTCTGAACAGGACGTGGACGAGTTCTTTGACGAGATAGACGCTGTACCTGAACCTGACGTCAACGCACCCCGACCCGTGTACACAGGCCGACCACGTGGACGCCCAAGAAAGGACACGGTCTGACCTATCAACTACATCAACAAGATTGCTTGACCTGGATGCAACAACAACCAGCAGAATGCGTGAATACCATTGTGTTCTCACCACCCTACAACCTAACAGGCTTTAGAGGCATGAAACTTCAGCGTCGAGGCATATGGAACACCAATGGCATAACTTATGCCACATTCAATGACGATTTGTCGGAAGATGTTTATCAACAACAACAAGTAGATATAATCAATCAATGTTTAAGACTGCTGAAGCCGCACGGCAGCATATTCTACAACCACAAGATACGCATGTGGAATAGACAAGCCAGCCACCCCATGTCCTGGATTGGTCGCAGCGACGCTATCCTACATCAAGAGATCATATGGGACAGACGCAACACACCTGCCCTGGATGCTCGTATGCTGTTTCCTGTGGATGAACGCATCTATTGGTTGTGCAAAGACAAGCCCCGGGTCCGCAAGGCCAATGCCACACACAAGAAAACTATTTGGAGCATAGCACCAGAATCCAACAACAACCATCCAGCACCATACCCTGTAGAATTGGCCACAGCCTGCTTGACCCTGGTAAGTGATCCAGGTGATGTGGTATATGATCCCTACGCTGGATCAGGCACTACCTTGTATGCTGCCAAAATGTTGGGCCTGGACAGCATTGGCACTGAAATAGATCCAGGTTATTGCCAACTTATACACCAAAGGATGATATGACACAACCAGCAGACAGCCGTATCTACGTGAGCAACAGACTGATGTTGCTGTGCCATCGGCATGCCCTGGCCCTGATAGACCTTGCGGATGGCAATGGTGTACAACTGCGCATAGAGCCCTTAGAGATTGAAGACTTTGGTTCGGAGTGTCGTGCTTGTATGGCAGCAGATCCTGACCCTGCACCCCAAATTATAATCGCACACTAAACCCAGGGATTTAGTGGAACCACTAAATAATGTATCCAGAGGATAAAGCCCAATGCTTGACATAAAAAATATACCTGTTGAAAGAATCAACCAGAACCGTCGCCAAAACGCCAATTTTGTGCGCATGAAGAATCAAATGGATGTGAAGATGGCTTCATATCTACGCTACCTAGGAACCAAGAACGCTGTGAACCGTGCCAGTGACTATCACTACTTGGTGCTGGCGGTGACTGACTCCACAGCACCCGTAAACGGCATAGATTATATTCACCCCAGCGTAAAACCTGCTGTGGACTATGCCACTGCTGTGATTACCAAAGGCCTGGTACCCAATGGCGAAATCAACTTTGAGTTTGTGCCTGATTCAGAAGAAGATGAAGCAGCTGCCAGACAAGCCACAGAAATGGTGTCAAAGGTTGTGAACCAGATGAACGACCCGCACTTTATTATGGAACGCTGGGTCATGGACGCTGCCATGCACAAAAACGGCATGATGATGATCAAGCCTGTGCGTGAACAGATTGTGCGTTATGTAGAAACATCTGGCACAGCGGATCAATTACGAGCTTTTGAACAACAAGCAGGGGAATCTGGACTCACAGCACTGCGCCAAAGCCGTAGACGCACTTCCGTAGACCTAGAAGCAGTGGCAGCTGAAATGGGCCAAGGACTTGCTGAACAAAAAGACTCACAATTCAAATCAGTAATGCAAAGCCGCATTGATGGATTGCAAGAACTGGATGATGATGTCATGCCTGAAGACATTGCTGTGTCAGGTGCGGCGGCAGTAGCAGGTGTTGTGGATGATCAGCTCAGCTTGCTAGATGATGCCATTGCTAGAAACACCATCTACACTGCCAAGTACAAGCTCACAGGCTACTCAATCAACATCAAGTTTCATCCCATTGCACAACACTACTGGATCTGTGATCCCACAGTGGCTGAAATGCGTCAACAACCATTCTGCGGCTACTATGATCCCATGAGTATTCAGGAAGCCATAGAACTGTATCCAGACATCAACCTGGATGAATTTCGTGTTCACGCTGAATACAACATGAATGGTGCGTATCAAGCAGGCTCAGTGCTCAACAACCTGGCCATCCACGCAAGAGACTCAGTACCTGTTATGGGTATTCCTGTGAGCAGTGCTGCTTCAGCAGATCCAGACAGTCGCCAGGTCAGTATTGTCACAGTGTGGAACCGCTACGACATTGATGGTGATGGTGAACTGGAACTGATTGAATTGATCTATTCAGGCAGCTACATCATATCAGCACGTGAAGTAGAGTTTATCCCTGTGGCCAACATGTGTCCCAAGCCGCTACCAGGCAACTTCTATGGTATGAGC